ATGCCTTGGAAGCAGAGATTTATTCAGACCCAGAATCCTATACATCTCGTAAGAAAGATGCTACAATAGGGTTTAGTGTTTCTTCAGAAGACGATGACGGATACCCAGACTAAATGACCAGACTCAAAGACCAAATTAGATTGGCGAAGATGGCTTTAAAACAAGCCAAGAAACGCCCAGAACTGTATACGAAAGAAGAACTTTTGTATATGGCAGTTCAACTTAGACGTGCTAAAATAGCACTCAAAGCAAAACAACAACGTCGTAGACAGGAGAAAGGTTTTAGTAATGACGCAAGTGAATCTAGTATCAATCACTCCCGAAGCGGAGAAGATGATGGGGTACGTAGCGAGGGTATCGAATCCAGCGAACCAGGAGAATCCTAAGGTTGCTGGTCTTCTAAAGTATTGCATTAAGCATCAACACTGGTCTGTCTTTGAGCAAGCGTTCATGACTCTTGAGATCCACACCACGAGAGGGGTGGCGGCTCAAGTGCTGAGGCACCGTTCGTTCACATATCAAGAGTTTTCGCAACGTTATGCTGATTCTTCCCTACTCGCGGAGACGATCCCTCTACCTGAACTACGCCGTCAAGACACCAAGAATCGTCAAAATTCTATTGATGATATTGACCCGTTTGTCCGTCAAGAGTTTGAAATCAAAATTCAAAAGCACTTTGATGAGGCGATGAAACTCTACAAAGAAATGCTCGATGCAGATATTGCAAAGGAGTGTTCTCGTTTTGTGCTTCCACTCGCCGTACCAACAAAAATTTACATGACGGGATCAATCAGGTCATGGATTCATTACATCGATCTGAGATCTGCTAACGGCACACAAAAAGAACACATGGATATTGCGGAGGGAGCACGTAAGATCTTTGTGGAACAACTACCTATCGTATCCGAGGCATTAGAATGGCAATGACTGACCCAATTACAGTAGAAGATTACAAGTGCGTGAGTGAAGAGTTCTTTCAGAAGTATAACTATGTTGTAGAACGCATGGGTCCTGTGCCCCCAAAGGCAGAGGATGTTCTGAAGATTATGGAAGCACTCAGCGCACAAGTTATTAAAGAAAGAGTCAAGAGTAAGATTGGACCTTTTGGTTTTAACAAATGCAAAAGTGAAGATGAGAATCCATAAATCTGGAAAAAAATTTCCCGCCAAAAAATGACCTAAAACCTTTTTCATATGCCTACCTATCCTGTAAAACATAAAGAAACTGGAGAGACAAAACAACTCTCCATGACGATCTCTCAATACGAAAAGTGGAGAGAAGAAAACCCCGACTGGGATAAAGATTGGTCTGCAGGTGTTGCAGGCGTCGGTGAAGTCGGGGATTGGCGTGATAAAATGTCGAAGACACATCCTGGTTGGAAGGATGTGATGAAAAAAGTTCAACAAGTCCCAGGTTCTCAAATTAAAGGTTGGTAAATAGTATGCCCAGAAAGCAAAAGCAGTACACGATTCCCGTTCCTCCAGGTATGAGTAAGAAGCAGATGAAACGTCGTCGCCCTATCAACAGTGGATATCTTCTCGATATCAATCCACTCACAGATAATCAAGAGATTATGTTCAGTGAGTGGGAAGACAATAAGAACTTGTTTGTCTATGGTTGTGCTGGTACAGGTAAAACTTTCATCGCACTTTACCTAGCATTGAAGGAAGTTCTTGAAGAGGATTCACCTTACGATAAGGTGTACATTGTCCGCTCACTGGTTGCTACTCGTGAGATTGGTTTCCTTCCTGGAGATCATGAAGACAAGTCATCTCTTTACCAGATTCCTTACAAGAATATGGTTAAGCATATGTTTGAGATGCCTGACGACAATAGTTTTGAGATGCTGTACGCAAACCTCAAGAGTCAGGAGACTATCTCATTCTGGAGCACATCTTTCCTTCGCGGCACCACTCTAGACAATGCTATTGTTCTCGTAGATGAGTGCCAGAACTTGAACTTCCACGAACTTGATAGTCTTATCACTCGTATCGGTCAAGACTCTAAAGTTATTTTTGCAGGTGATGTTGCACAGACTGACCTACAAAAGAGTGCAGAGAAAGATGGTATCCTTGACTTCCAAAGGATCCTCAGAGAGATGGATGAATTCTCTATGATTGAATTCGGTATTGAAGACATCGTTAGATCTGGTCTAGTGAAGTCTTATCTTGTGAACAAAATTAATCTCGGTCTATGAACATTTTCAATCACGTTGGTGACTATACTCCAGTTCACATGGAGGCGCAGACAGATAAAGAAACTGGTAAGCGCATCTACGTTACCCCTAGCGGCAACAGATATCCATCAGTCACCACTGTGATTGGTAGCAATAAGAAAAAGATGCAGTCCATCATGCGGTGGAGAAAGCGGGTTGGTGCGGAAAAAGCAAACAATATTACCGCTCGCTCCACCAATCGTGGAACAAAGTATCACAGTATTGTTGAGGATTACTTTAACAATCAACTAGATCTCAAGAAGTACAGCAAGTATCCGCTTCCTGTGCTGATGTTTAATCATTCTAGGAGTACACTTGATCGTATAAATAATATATACTTTCAAGAAGCGGCGCTCTACTCAGACAAATTAGAGCTAGCAGGGCGTGTTGATTGCATTGCAGAATTTGATGGAGTATTGTCCATCATTGATTTTAAAACATCAGCATCTGAAAAAGCGGACAATAGACTCTACGATTACTTCGTTCAGGAAACAGCATACGCCTGCATGTTAATGGAGGTGCATGGTATTAGAGTCTCTCAGTTAGTTACAATCGTCGCTTGTGAATCGGGCGACACGCAGGTTGTTGTTCGTCCACTTTTGAAAGAATATCTAGATTCCTTACTTAAGTACATCGACGAATACAAAACTGCCCATGGACAAAAGCAAACTATTAGAGGATAAATTTATGACTGCGGCTAGATTCTCGCAGGAAGTTGAAAAAATAGTTTTGAACAATAGAGACATGAACTATATTGATGCTATAATTCACTACTGTGATCTAAATGAAATTGAGTTGGAGACTGTTCCTAAACTCATTTCTAAACCACTGAAAGAAAAACTCAAGTTCGACGCACAAAAGTTGAACTTTATTAAACGTACTTCTAGAGCAAAGTTGATGTTGGTATGACTGAATTCTTTAAATCGGAGATGGTCCGAGGTGACTTACAAGAGATGATGGAACTTCAGCAGACCTGCTTCAGGTATGCATCCAGTTTCCCAATTCTAGATACTGAAAGGAGACTTGAGTATCTGGAGGCGATGAATCTTCTGTTGGAAAAGCAGAAGATCATGTATCATCGCATGAACTTGAGTGATGATGAAGAAGCGCAGACCGTTGTTGAAAACATGCGGACTGCTGTTGTAATGCTGGGTGGAAATCCAGAATTAACTGTAGAAGATATGTTTGCTGACCTTGAGAACAAGGTCAACGTCATGATAGACAAACTGCAAAGCGGCACAGGGGGTTGACGCTCCACGCTGCTTCTGATACTATACCTTTGTTGGGCAGATGAGTCGGGGAGACCCGCCTGTACGTAAGACCCAACGCACAAACCAAATCCAATTATATCCGACTAAATCCAATGGCATCTATCCACGATCTAAAGCGCAAGTCCCAGGCAAACTTCGCTTTCCTGCAGAAGGAAATCGAAAAGTCCACTACTCAAGGCAGTAGCGACGAGAGGTTCTGGAAGCCCGAACTTGACGCTAGCGGCAACGGTTACGCTGTTATCCGCTTCCTTCCTCCCCCTGACGGTGAGGATGTTCCTTGGGCAAAACTGTACTCCCACGCCTTCCAAGGTCCTGGTGGTTGGTTGATCGAAAACTGCCTCACTACCAAGAACGAGAAGTGTCCTGTCTGTGCTCACAACAACGGATTGTGGAACAGTGGTGTGGAGTCAGACAAAGAGATCGCACGTAAGCAGAAGCGTAAACTGACTTACTACACCAACATCTATGTTGTTCGCGATCCCAAGAACCCTGATAACGAGGGTAAGGTCTTCCTCTATAAGTTTGGTAAGAAGATCTTTGATAAGATCATGGCTGCTATGCAACCTGAGTTCCAAGATGAGGAACCAGTGAATGTCTTTGACTTCTGGGAAGGTGCTAACTTCAAACTGAAGATCAAGACTGTTGCAGGTTACTGGAACTATGATTCCAGTGAGTTTGATCGCGTCTCTGCTCTCAGTGCAGACGATGATGAACTGGAAACCATCTACGGTCAGCAGCACAGTCTGGAAGCGTTCACCGCTCCGTCTGAGTTCAAGACCTACGATGAACTGGAAGCACGTAAGAACGTCGTTCTAGGCGCTGCTCCTGCAGTCTCACGAGCACAGGAAGAGGAAGAGTATGAACCCGCTCCTGTGAGTGGTGGATTCAATGACTCAGACATCACACCTAAGTCTTCTTTCCGTCAAAAGATGGAGAGCAGTTCTTCTACTGCAGATGAGGATGATGATGCACTGTCTTACTTCGCACGTCTGGCGGAAGACTGATGGGTGAAGCAGTACACGCATGGAACTCTATGTCCTACGGGGAGGGGTTCCTCTTCTCCCTATGGGTCATCGGAATGTATTACATCAAACTAAGAATGGATAAGTTCATTCGCTAAGCATGTGGGTCTCCTAACCGAGACCCATTTTTATTTTAATCTTTAACCAAGGTTAACCCAAGAAAAGGTTAAACCTGTTAAAATATACACGGATCAAAAGTCGTTGATCTATTTTTCACAAAGGAATTCCAAAAATGAAAGCAATCGCTCTTGCCGCACTGGCTATGTCAGCACTGGCGACACCTGCCCTTGCAGGACCCTATGTTGAGTCCAAACACGAATTTAAAGGCACTGATGAAGACTTCTCTAAGCAAGTCCATC